TTTACCCTGAACCATGCACGAAGCAGCCACATGACACATAAAAAGAGATTTACCAACACCAGTCCCCGCCAAAGCAATGTTAAGCGTCTTAGCTGGTAAACCACCTTTTGTGATTTTGTTAAAGTAGTCGAGGTCAAATGGGATTCGTTCCTCTTTTCTGTGGTAGAATTCATATCGAGCATCTGAGTCCTGTAAGTAATCATGGCCAACGGAGTTATCAAAGCTTACTGCTAAAGCATCCGATAATATTTTGGGAATCTGGCCTTTGTCATGGGTTTTATCTTTGCCATCGAGAATCGAAATAGACCCCAATACTGCGTTGTAGATGGCTTTCTCTTGGCAGAATTGTTCGGTTTTGTCAACAAGCCATTGAACCTCGGTTTCTGTAGATTTAATTTTCTCAATCGCTGATAGATAATCTTCGCATCTCTGAACTTCATCAGCTGTGAGATTTTTCTTTTCTTTGACGGCAATACTAAGTGCTTCAATCGTTGCCGTGTTATTGTAAGTCTCCGTGAATGATGTAATTTCATTAAATAAAGTTCTCTCTACACTATCACTAAAATACTCCGTCTTTAAAAATGGTAAAACTTTCCGAAGAAAATCCTCATTGTAAATCAGGTTTTTTAATATCGTCTGTTCCAGTTTCATCCACTATTTCCTGCTCAATATTGTTTGACATTAATTCTACAAGTAAATCACCAAGATAATTTTTAAAGTCTGTATCTTTTTCCAGCTTTTTTGGTTTATCAACTACTGATTCTAACACATCATAAGCAAAAAGTAAATACATTTGTTCATTTTCTTCTTTGAACTTTACCTTACCATATTTGAATACGGTATCTTTATATGGTCCTTGTAAGAACCTTATGTTTACCGCTGTTGAATCATCTTTGGGATAAATGAAACAATAATCTGTACCTTCAATCATCTTTCACCTCATTAAATCTTTTTTCTTGTATGGTCTTTTCTTTCCATACTTTTCTAGGGTTACCACACATTACACATTCGGGATTACCACAGTCCATTGCATGATGCTTGGCAAATTTGTGTGGTTCATTTACCGGCATACCATGTGATTTGGCAATCTTAGTTTGTTTCTTAATTTGATTTTGAGTTTTTTGAATACGCTTGGAATGTTTTATTTTAGCATCTTCATTACTCATCATCTACTCCGTTCGTTGTCTCCACTTCAAATGCTTGGTCAACATCTCCTTGCATAATGTTACCTGAAGCAATTTGATATGTGGTTTGTACATAATCTTGGAAAGATTTTTGTTTTAAAATTGGTAACCAGAATTCAGATGTATCGGTTTCTTTAATACGATATTTTTTATCGCCTATAACACCATCAGAATCCACTTTTGAGTACCATCCATTAGATGGCTTAATAACATGACCTGAATCAAGTGCAATATCAAGTAACCCACTCCACTTACTAATACCACCATCATGCCGGACTGTAACAGGAATTTTAGATTTTTCTCGAACATATCTACTTTTTTCCACATTGATAATAAAGTTATAACCAATAACCTCAGTACCTTCTTTTTCTTGTTGGCGACCAATAATAAAGATGTTATCAGCAGAATAATATGAACCGGTTCCACCACCAACGATTGCTTTGGGGAACATTCCAATTTCCATGTAGGTATGATTTACTACAATCATTGGAATATCTTTAAGATTTAAATGAGGAGTCACCATTCTGAATAATGATTTCACTTGTTTTGCTCTTGACATATCGGCAACAGACTTTTCTGCCAAGGCATCTTCAACTTCTTTCTTTGAAGCCAAATTACCAATCGAATCAATAATAATAATTAACTTATCATCACGTTCTAATTGGGTTAATTGTTGCATAACATCAAACTTTAATTGTTCAATATCAGTAAGAGGTGTATGTAGAACTCTACTGGTATCAATACCAAAGCTGTCAAAATAAGACTGAGGAGTGCCAAACTCAGAATCGTAAAATAGTAACGCCGCATCATCATATTTGTCCAAATAACTTTTTGCCATCAATAACGAAAAAGCAGTCTTAAAGTGTTTTGATGGGCCTGCCCACATTGTAAGACCGGGTGTTAAACCACCATCTAATTTACCAGACAACGCCACATTAATAATGGGAACTGCCGTTGGAATCATATCCTTCTGTGTGAAGAATTTTGATTTGGATAGAATAGCTGATTCTTTAATACTACTATTCTTTTTAATTTTGTCAAGTATACTCATAATTTTTTCCTTTTAAAAGTCACCACCATCTAATTTTTTTTCTTTGAAAGCCAATTCAGCTTTATCATCATATTTACTTATGTCTTGTGTTTTAGTCTTTCTAACAGGAAATCCTCTTTTGCCTGTTGTTATCGGTGGTATAGTTTCACCTGAAGCTTCACTAATAACAATATTTTCTTCAGTTTTCATTTCGGTGATATTTTGTTTATTCACTTCTACTGTTTGTTCTTGTTTTTTAACTGGCTCTTCAGGCTTAACAGGTTTAGGTTTTTTCTTTGTGAAGATAGGTATATCGCTGGCCGATAATCCAACAATTGTACCATTTTTAATGATAGGCCTACCATTTCCTTTCGACATTGACATATTCGCTGCTATCAATAATAACACAGCTAGCGGGTCAAATACAACCATTATTAACATGATTACCAATCTTACTGCCTTATCAATGGCATTGGCATCATCTGTGCCATATATCATATCTCCAATATATTTGATGGGGCCGACTTCTGCCACAAGTTTATTTTCTTCTTTTAATAATGGTAATTTTCGTTTATTGATATCAGCCAATTCTTTTTGTGTTTGTTGAATTTGTCTATCAACATTGGCTGATGCCGTTTCAGGATTGCCTGCACGTTTCAGTAAATATTCTAATCGCTCATTGGCAATCTTTTCTTGCTGTTTGAGTGTTCTTATTTCTACTGAGTTGGCACCAGCTTCTAATGTGGAATCAATGTGTGCTTGGGATAAAAAACCAAAAATGCCCATACTTGTAATCACCATTAATACTACTACAGCAGATGTCAAGTATGATTTTAATAAAAGTGGGCAGGTTTTCCAATTACGATATAACCATGATGCAGTAACTAATTTACTCATCTCAAGAACCGAACCCATAAAAACGATTGGCCAAAATGCGCCTGTAAAGATTGCAGCCAAACCAATAATGGAATAATAGGCTGCAATGCCTGATAGCAATAATGCGGATAGTAATGTTAAAAATATCATGAGAAGAAATCCTCTATTGAACTTGTTTTTTCTGTTGACCACTCCATACAATCAAGAATGACTTTGATTGGTTCTAGGAATGCCTTATCAAACTGCATATCATAATCGATATATTGTTGTAATTCAAACTCTTTTGGTAAACGAGATGGATACGAGATAACGGTATCTTTAAATGGATTTGGCATTTTAAGGTAAGTAAACTTAACCTTTTCACCTTCTTGGATGAGTGGATATTTTTTGGTGAGATTCAATCGTTTCAGATTGGCGTTGTATATAATTGCACCTTTAACATGAATTGGTGTACCTTTTTTATAAAGGTTAACCGCATCAGAATAGGTATTTAGGCCATTAAGACCACGGGGAAAAGAGATTTCTTCTACAGGCAATTTCTTAAACTCTTTTCTAAAATCTGTAATAAAGGTATGGATGTCATCTTGTGTCCCATTCACCATTAACTGAATTGCTTCTTTCATTTTTTCACGAATAGCAGATGGTGTGGAAGATTTAATCATTTCCAAACCCATCACCTTCATTTGAGGTTCATTGTATTGAACACCCTCATTATTATACACATTAAGAATGTATCGTTTCTTGGCAGTCCAAATACCTTTATCAGAAAGACCTTCACGCTTCATCTGCATCTTTTGTTCATAGGCATGGACATACTCAGCCAATTCATCATAAGCCTTATCGATATATGGTTGTATCTTTTCTTCACAGATTTTATCCATGAGTGAGATTACCTTTTGCTTGTTGGAAGTATCTTTGATGAACTTATTAACCAATTCACCCATGCGAAGATAGATTGAATCTGTGTCAGAAGCAATAACATAATCTTTATCTTCTGTATTCAGAATCTTATTCATCCAAGCATTAATCTTGTTTTCAATCCAACGAATACTTAATTGTCCAGCAGTCGTGACGCCAAGAGCCATACGCAAATCGTAGAAACGGAAATACTGACTACCCAAAGCACCATAAGCAGAATTGAGAGAAACTTTCTTTGCAAGTTGGATGTTATTGTATTTGGCAATTCGTTTTTCGATTTCATATTTTTTAGATTCATCTCGTTGATTTTCATATTCTTGTTTTGCTTGTAACATTAATTTCTTAAACTTACTTCTATCCGTATACATTTCTTCCATCATCTTAGGTAAGAACCCTTGAATGTCGGTACGAAAGAATTGACCATTGGGAGTAACTGTTACATTTTGTAAATTAGAAGTGTCAATTGATTTACTTAACATCTTATCAACAGAAACTCCTTGAGAAAGAACTTCACGCATTTCATCGGTATAGTTTTCAGGTTCAATAAGAGTTTCTGGTGAAATGTTGTATTGCATCATCAAATGTGGATACAAAGAGTTCAAGTCAAACGATGCCACCCAATCATGTAGTCCAGTTTGTGGTATTTTAACATATGCACCTTCAAATGCAGAATCTTTATCTTTGGTAACTCTTGGTGGAACAATAATATCTTTCTCAAACAAATAAGCATATGTCAATGAATCCCACATACGAGTTTGTGCAAAGACATCTTCAAAGTTTGTCTTAGTGTCGTATGCCAAGGTTACTGCCAATTCAAGCAACTTTAACTTTTCTTCTAGTTTAATAATGAGTTCAACGTCTTTAATATTATACTCAATAAACAGTTGGTAATTCAAACGATATAAAGTGTGTAGATTGTCATAATCATCATATGCAATCTTGCCTTCACCCAACTCAACTTGAGCGATATTATCCAAACGATAAGATTCTTGTGACTTACCGCCAGGTGCGTACCATTTGTATAGTTCAATATAATCTAACGATTCAACACCAACAAGACTATAAGAAGTCATTTCACGACCATTGATAATGGCCTTGCGTTCTGTAATATAATTCCAAGGTGAAAGTTTCTTGGTTTCTGGTTCGTCAAGAATTTTACGAAAACGATTTACAAGATATGGTATATCAAAGAACTTGGTATTCCAACCTGTGATAATATCAGGATAGTGGTCTTTCCAAAAGTTGATGAAAGACTTACAGAGATTGTATTCATCTTTACAACGGAAATAAATTTCTTTGCCTTTCACTTCATACTCACCACAACCAAACACATATGATTCACTATTAGTAAAACGGATACAAATTGCGGTGATAGGTTCATTTGCTTGATAGGGGTCAGGAAATCCATTCTCTGAACCTACCTCAATATCGATTACAGCAACAGATACTTTATCATAATCATAGTCAACCATACCTCTGTGTTGGTCTGCAATAAAGGCATATTCAAATCGTGTTTGACCATAAATTTTGGAGGCACCAGAAACGCCATCAAATTGTTTGATAAAATCTCTTGCTTTTTGAATTGTACCAAAGCTTTTTTGGTCGAGATAATCACCATCGAGTGAGGTGATGTTTGTAATCTTTTTGGATGGCAAATAAAGAGAAGGCGAATACTCAATCTTCTCTTTTATTCTTTGGCCATTTTTGATGCCACGATACAGAATATTGCCACCAATACTCTGGACATTCGTATAGAAATTTGCCAAGTTAACCTGTAATTAGTGTTTTGGTTGAAGGTACCACAAGACCAGAACCAAAAATTGAATTATAATTATTGATAAAGTCTTGTGCTGGAACATAGGAGTATACTACATTCTTCTTGTTCAAGGCAACCGTGGCACCAGTCTTTTGTTCGGCATGAATTGGAAATGGTGCAAAGCCAACATTTGGCTGACCAGTCTTTGGATCACGAACAATTGCGATGCCAACAGGGTTTTCAATGACAAATTCCGTTTCTGATTCTGATTCAATTTCACCTAAAATTTCTTCTCCAGTAATGAGTTTCATAGCCATTATCTTCATATTTGTACCTTTTCTCTAATAATATCATATAAATAAGTATGTAGTTGAAATGAAATTATATCAAATTTATCTCTCCGTGTCAACCTGACATTCGGTATTCTTTATTATTCTCCTTTAACATAACTAAAAGAAATCAAATGTCCGACCCTATCATTGCCGGCGCCCAAGGTGCCGCTAATACTCTCAAAGCTGCTCAAGGAGCAAGCAAACAATTAAGCGCTGTGGTTGTTGACCAACAAGCCGATATGGAAAAAGCGGTTCAACAACAACATATCAACAGAATGAAGGCTAAAGCTGAACAAGATTACTTAGCCACAATGGCAGAGTTTAGAGCCTACGAAAAATATCAAAAAGAA